CGACCACTACATACTGAGCCGTCCGCACCGGGTTCTTCCGGGCGAAGAGCAAAAAGTTCATGAGAAACAGCGGCACAGCTTAGGCTCCGATCCATGCTTTCATGTTGGTGCACACGGCGTCACGGGCCCCGCTGGTCGGGACCGTCGAGGACACGATCGTCTCGAACACTTTCCCGCTGAACATCCCTCCCCAGGTGTTGCCGCCCATTGCGAGGATGTCGGTCACTCGATGGCCTCCGTCGGCAGTCCGACCGAGAGTGATAGGAAGTTGGCGAATCCGTTCGGGGAGATGTCCGTGTTGTCGAAGAAGTAGTCGAGCGTGTAGCCGGTTGCGTCAAACGACGCCAGCTCCGCCCAGATCACGGAGTCGTAGATCGCCTCGCCGAGGTTCACCACACGCGCCTTGGCGTTCGACTTGGTGACCGAAGGGCCGTCGCCAGTGCTGCCACTGGCGCCGAGGTTCTTGACCATGATGTCGACGCTGGCTTCCTGGTCGAGGTCCGCAAAGCCGAAGCTCCATTGTGATTGCGAGCCGTTCGCCACTTGGATGCTGGAGCCGCCGCCGCCGGTATCCCAAGCGGACCCGGACGTGGTGTGGAATACGAACACGCCTTGGGGCTCAAAGCCCGGCGTGGTGACCGCCTTGGGCGACGCGGGGTCGCCGAACACGCCGTCATCGGGGCTATCTTCCCGCGACAGGCTGATCGGGTGGCCGTTCAGGTTGAGTGCGAGGTAGCCCATGTGGTCTGAGCCCGCCGACGCGCTCGGGGTAAAGTCGAAGGCCCCCTCGGCGAAGTTGCCAATGTCGATCTGGTAGTTGACCGCGCCGTTGGCGAGGTTCGTGTTGTTGACCTGCGACAGCACATCGTTGTTGTCGTAAACCGCGAACATGGTCCCGGTGTGCAGGCCGCTTTGCAGCAGCGGGGTTTCGTTGGCGCCCATGCCGAACTGCTGCGATGCGGTCGCGATGCCGAAGCTGAAGCGGGCCCACGTGGCGTCGGTCGAGAGCCCCAGGTTGCCCGTGTAGGCGAAGATCAATTCGGGGGTTTTGCCGCCGAGAATGCCGGAGAGGGTCACCGCCGAGGTTCCGGTTCCCATGTCGGCGTTGGCGACGTGAGCGGTCACGTCCGGGCCGGCCCAGAGGATGCAGATGCCGGAGACCACAGCGGCCGGCGCGTCGCTGACGTTGATCCGCACCCCGTCCGGGAGCCACTGGACAAAGGTGGCAGCCATATCGAGCGTCGTGGAGCCCGGTGTCGGCAGGCCGATCACGGCATTGTTGTTCGAGACCGTCGCCACGACCGCGATGGCCTGGGCGTGCTGCGAGGTCATCCCGTTGTACCAGCTCCGCACCCCGTCGGTGATACCAAAACTGACGCGGCCGTCGTCCGTGTCGCCAGGGTTGTTGGCGGGGTCATGTCCGACCACGAAGAATTGGGCGGCCTTCGGTGTCAGACCGTAGAGATCGCCGGTAATGTCCACATCACCAGTCGAGGTACTGATCGTGAAGGGGACGACGCGAACGACGACGTTGGGGTTTTCGATAGCCGGCGGTCCACCGCCACCGACTTGCCCCATCGACGCAATAGCTGCTGCGATCGCCGCTAGCATTAGGGGGCCTCTTCGAGATGCCCGAAGGCAAGCCACTCGTTCGTGTCCGTCTTCTTGATGCCAATGGTCGACCACTGCTCCTTGGACACGAGGCTCAGGGTCGCGGGGAAGTTGATCGTGACACCGCCCTCCGGTGTGAAAGTGAGCTGGCCGACATCGACCTGAGTGAATAGATAGATCGCCCCGACCGGGATGCTTTCCGTGGCCTCTAGCGGGACGTTGACCGCGACGCCCGCAGCGTCGTCGAGGAACTTCCAGAAGCCAGCTTCCGCCGCCACGATGTCGTAGGTCGCCACGGTCTCAGGGTCCACCTCGCCCGTGTTGGCGTTGAGCTGGCCGATCGCGAGGTTCAGCTTGGTCCGTATATCCAAGCCGGCTTCAGCATCAGAGATCGTTCCAATAGCCATTACGCATCCTCCCAGAACTCAGTGTCATCCCAGCCGCCGTCGTCATCCCAGAGACCGCCGGTGAGCAACCAGGGGAGTCGGATGACGATATTGTAGCTGCGGTAGTAGAGGCTGTCCAATCCTTCGCGGCGGGCAAAGACCCGGACGATGTGGTCTCCGTGCTCCATCGGGGTCCAGGTCTCCGTGGCGTCGCCGCCCAGGATGTCCTCGAACTCCACCCCTGTCGGGCCATAGGTGATGACCGTTTCCTGCCCGACTTCGGGGGCCTCGTCGGCATCGGCCTCCGTGACCAGCAGAGGATTGAGCCGGCTCCGGCGGTTCATCGTGACGGTGACCGGCGTGCCCACGTCGATCTCGGTGACCGTAGCGGCCGGCGTAGCGTCGATCTCAATATTGCCCGGCGGGTAGGGCAGCAGCGCGCGAGTGACCGTGGTGTAGTCCACGTTGTCAGCGAGGCCAATGCCAAGCTGCTGGCCTGTGACAGAGGTGGTCAAACCCCGCACATCCAGGTCGACACCAGCCAGTGGCGCCGTTTCGTTTGTGGCGTGCTCGGTCTCCAAGAAAAGGACCAGATCACTCTCGTCGTGCTCGACGGCGATCGTATCCATCAGGCCGCGGTAGATCGGAGCCAGGGTGTATACCCCGCCGCCCTCGTCCGTGATGGTCTCGAAGCCCATGATCTCGTCACCGATCATTATGATGTTGCGGCCGGCGCGAACCTGAGCCTCGGTCGCGTCGGTGATCCCGAGCGACTCCGGCGAGGACGACTCACTACTCAGGTTTCGGATCGTTAGGCCGGTAGCGTCGACCGGGGTCGTGACCGGGTATGCCGCGTCCAGCTCGGCGGACTTCGCAAAGGACATCGAGTCGGAAGCCAACACATAATCCGCGTCGTCCGCCGCGTCCTCACCCATCCACACCTCGTAGCCGATCATGCCGTCAAGGCGCACGCCGATCGCCATGATGCGGCCGGCGTCTGGGTCCCCGAAGCTGGCGGAGTCGGCGGCCAAAAGGAACCTCGGGGCCTCCAGCACGAAGAATTCGCCGGCCTCGAACGACACGGGGCTGGTGGTCGGCGGTTCCCAATCGGACGGCGGCGGGTCGGCGAACAGCGAAGTCGTCAGGGCGAAACGGTCCTGCGTCGCCACAAGCGTCACGTCGTTCGACTTCCCGTCCCCCTGGTCGTAGTTCTGGACCCGCATGATGAGGCCCTGGAGGTTCCGGTATTCCGGCCAGTTGAAGACGAAGGCGTCGCCGGGCTTGAGGATGGCCGCCTCACGGTTCACTCGGAGCTTAAGCTTGATGTTGGGGACTGAGACATAGGCTAGCTCGCGCGCCACCAGGGCATTCGCGAGCGCGCCGTATTTCACGTTGGGGTACTTATACTCGGCGGTCGACAGCCTCTCGCCTTGGAACATGAAGTTCGAGAGGTCTTGGCCGAACGCCGCGCGGTCCAGGTACTCAGAGTACCGATCCTCGAAGATGACGCGGACTTGGTTCCGGGTCTCCGGCCAGAGCGACTTGCCGAACTCGATCACCTCGACGACGTTTGTCTCGTCGAGCACTGGCAGCTCCTCGACATCGTAGTCGGGGCGGATCAGCTTCAACACGATCTTCTTCGACTCGGGGTCTTCGTAGAGAAGACCGTCGATTTGCTGGAGAACTTGCTCGATCAGGTCACGAGCTTCGATCGCGCGCTCGGCCTTGATGCTGATTCCGTGATTTTCGGTCTGGAGCGTCTGGCCCGAATCGAAGAAGCTGTCCACATCCAGGCGGCTCACGGGCAGCCCGAGCATCCCCCAGGTGCTCGTGAGGATGTCGTAGACAACGTTGACCGGATTGCAGTCGATCCCGTCAGGGCCAAGGCCTCCGATCGGGTCGCCTTCTCCGCCGAGCCCCAGGGGGTTTGGCAGCCGGGTCACCTCGAACTCGAACGGGTCTACCGCGGTGCTGTTGCCGATGTAGAAGCCCGAATGCGGCGGGTTGTAGGGGCCGCCGTAGAGGACGATGTGCGCGAAGCCTCGGTACGCGGGGACGTTCGGGTCGACCTCCTCTTGGAGATAGGGATCGCGTTCCTGGTCGAAGTCGCCGGGGAAGAAATGGAAGAGCCCCGCATAGCCGCCGCGGCCCTGCTCACCGCCCATGATCGTGACGGTGCGATCGTAGATGATGTTGCCGTCCGGCAGGTTAGGATCGGAGACTTCCCCTTCGATATCGGGCGACCAGAGATTGTTCTTCCCGGCCCAGATCGAGCGAAGGACGACGCCGGGGCCGAGGCAAAGGAGCCACTGCATCCCGAAGCGGTAGTTGTAGCCGATCGTCTGCTTCTTGCCGCCGCCGAACAGGCCGCCGCCCGAGGACTTCCTGATAGCCACAGCGGAATAGTCGCCGTACCAGACCAGCAGCGGGCCCTTGATGCGCACGGTGCCCCAGACGGCCGGGACGGGGGTGTTGGCGTCGATCCGCGGGAACCGGAAGTCCCCGAGCGCGGCGGCCTTCTGATCGTTGTTCTGCGGCTTCGGCATGAGGACGGACACCGCGAGAAGCAGTCCGACCGCCCAAAAGAGGATGTACCACCAGCCCATATCTACAGCCCCGTCGCAAACGGATTTTCAACCGGCATCCAGTTGAAGCCGGAGAAAGCGATCGACCTGTCGAACTTGGCATGGCACGTCGCAAACGTGTGATCGTCCCCGGCGAAGAGGGTTACAGCGTCCCCGACGGAGAGTGACAGGAAGGGGAAGTTCAGCAGCAGCGTGTTGCCCTGATGGTCCACCACGAGCCGACGCTCGCCGGACGCAGTGACGATCTCGCCGCCACGGAACCACTGGTCCGGATTTCCGCCGTCAGAGACCACGGCGATCGTCACGCTGTTGGTGATCGTGTCGATGGTGGTCGCAACGTCGAAGGACGTGCGCACAGCGCCGCAGCGCTCGTCGTAGGTGGCATGGTTGCACTGCGCCTGGACGGCGATGGCCGGAATGATGAGGCTGAGCTGTAGGTCGAACGTGGAGGGGACCTTCAGCTTGGCGGTGCGGCCGGCCAGGAGTATAGAGCCGACCTGCCCGTACCAGTATTGGATGGCCTCGTTGCCTTCGCCGTGCTGGCGATAGACCGTGACCGACAAGTCCGGCGGCGGCACGTCGAAGCCGTAGTCCCAGATCACCTCGGCGTCGACGGGAAGCTCGATCGTGATCGTGCCCTTTTCCTGAGACGTGCCGACCTTCAACGCCGAACGCTTGAGCGTGACCGGGTAGTACCACTCGCTGTTGAACTGCACGCGGCGCTGGAAGTTGGTGTAACGGTAAGTCTTGACCGTGCCGACGAACTCGTAGAGTTCGATCGGGCGCCCGTCCTGCTGGGAGGCTTCATCGTCCTGATAGGCCACTAGTTCTCCTCGATCGTGCGCAGGAACAGGTCGATCTCGCTCCACATTCCATAGTGGCGAATCGTCACCTTGTCACTATTCAGCCGGACGGTGTTGACCCAACTGATGCGCACGACCGTATCAAGGCTGAAGCCCGAAGGCAAAGCGGCGGCGAGGGTCACAGTGTCCTCGGTCGTCGTCTGGCTGATCGAACCGATCTCCCGGAAGACCACGCGGCCGTCGTTCCGGTAGAAGGCCAGAGAGTTGTGAGCATCCGATCCGATGTAGGCGGTCAAGGCCCCCGGCGGCGTCTCGAAGCTCGACGCAGCATCGGCCATGACGCAGGGCTTCAGGTCCGGACGGTGCGACGGCGCGTAGAACCGCTTGGCGCGGCCCTTGACGGCGTTCAGGAACCGATACCATAGGCTCAAGGACGCCCGGTTGCCGATGCGGTACGAGCGCGCGCCGGTGATGCGGCCGTGCTCCAAAGTGTAATGGACATCCTGGACACCGATGTCGTTATCCTCGATCTCCTCGCCGCGGTCGAAGTTGTCCTCCGTGTCCCCGGTGAAGAGCGGCGGGATCAAGAGGACCGGCTCACCACGCCACGTATAGAGGTTCGGGGAACGCGGAAACGCAGGATAGGTCGTGGAGCCCGACTCCGCGAGCGCCGAGGTGGTGGACGACCCTTGGGGCAGCGCGCGGTCTCCAGTGTTGGTGAAGCGCGGCGTCAGGCGGCCAACTGCGTTCCGCGCGCGCGAGAGGCTTGCGCCGGGGTCCAGATCAGCCTTGACGCAGGGATAGAGCCACGCGGTCCCCGCTGGGATGTTCGCAGTGACGACGCCGAGGAAGGTCAACGTGCCGGCGGTGTTGTTGGCGACTGTGAAGACCTGAGCATGGTCCCCGCTGAGCGTGCGCAAGAGGACCGTTGAGCCCTGGGGGAAGGGGCTCTCGGCCACGCTGACCGTGACGGAGAAGTCGCCGAACTCGATGTCCTGCGTGATGTTGACGCCCTCGCCCCACAGCGGCACGTTCCACCGGCCCGGATCAGGCTTCACGAGCTTGGAGCGCCACGCGGCCAGTTCCTCATCCGTGTCGGGCGAGAAGGTGTGCTCGATCGCCACGCGGGGGAAATCCCGTAGGGCAAGACGCTGCTCTGTGCCGTTGCGCGCGGTGATGATGTCTGTGAGCCACTCCAGGGCCTCTACGACCGGCTTGTCGGGGCCCTCGTAGGTGCGCGTGTCTCCGCCGCAGCCGACGACCTCGGCCATGGCGGTATTGGGGAACGGCGGTGCGTCGTCGAACACCTCGGCGTAGGGCGCCGGGCGCTCCTCGAAGTCCCCGGCCTTGACCGACCAGAACTCAACCCCGAAGTCGGTGTTGTTCCGGATGACGATTTCGAGCGACCGCTCCGTGGCATAGGCCGCGTAGGTCCAGGTATCGCCGGGGCCAAAGGTGATGAGGTTCGAGCTGGTGGTCTTGCCCCCCTGGTTCGCGAACTGCTCGTAGCCAAAGTCCAGCCCGGCCGTCAGGTACTCAGTGAAGCCCGCCGACTCCATCGCCGTGACGTCATCCTCGGTGCCGACGTAGAAGGCCACATAGACCGGGATGTTCGTGCCAAAGGCCAGGAGCGGAGCCTGGAGGAACACAGTGTAGTTGCCCGGCGTGTCGACACCCCCCATGCCTTCGCCATCGGCCAAGACGGTCCAGCCGGCCGTGGCCCCGAGCCACGTCGCGACTTCTTCCATCATCTCTTCGAGAGTCGAAGCCGTGCCGGTGAGGTAAAACATCTCTTAGCTCTGAATGATCTGCGCGACCTGCCGCGAGTTTTGCTCGATCGCGTTCATGATTACCTGAGTTCCGGCCTCCGTGCCAAGCGCGGCGAGCGCCTGCTGCGGGTCGGTCACGTTGACGATGTTCACCGGGACGGTGACGTTCGGGGCTTGCATCGGCGCGGCGCCCGAGACGTTCTGGCCGTTGTTGATCGCCTTCAACGCCGGCAGGTTGCGGCTCGTCGACGCCGCATTGACCACGAACTCGCCGTCCGACAGCGCCGCGTCGATGCTGTCCGAGCGGCTGGAGCCGGGGCCGCGCACGAGACCGCCGTCCTTGAGACCGATGCGCGCGAGCGCTTGGGTGAGGCCGTAGGTGGCCGAGATGCCCGCCGCCGCCGGCGCCGCGTTCGCGCCGAAGCTCGCCAGCGAGACTGCCGCCGCGGCCGGCGCGTAGGCAGTCGCCAGCGCCGCGCCCTGCGCTGCGCCCGCTGCGGTGGCCGCCGTAGACGCCGCCATGCCGATCGTCTTCTGGATGAGGAACTGGATGCCCAGGTCGATCAAGGCCCCGATCAGCTTGGCGATCGCGTTGCGCGCGAGATCGCCAATCGCCTCGGAGAAACTCTCGCCGAAGAGGATGGCCTGCGCCGTGGCTTCCCCAATGCCGGCGGTGAGCCCGCCGAGCACATCGCCGAACGTCTGGCCGAAGCTCTGCGCGAAGTTCTCCCCGGCCGAGGTCGCCTCATCGAAGGCGTAGATGAAGCCCTCGATAAAGTTGGCCTGCCCGAACTCGTTCTTGACTTGGACGAGCTTCAGGTTCGTCTCGGCCATCGTCAGGTTGAAGCGCTCCTGCGCCTCCAGCACGTCGCGGATGGCGTTTTGGTAGCCGTCGATCGGCTGGCGGATTTCGTCGTAGATTTCCTTCTGCCGTTCGAGGTTGTCGGTGTTTCGCTCCTGCCACTCGTTGAGCTGTTGGCGCAGGCGGATTTCCGCGCGCAGCGTTCCGAGGAACTCGGCGCTGACATCAGCCATCTCAAGCCCGGCGTCCGCGAGCGCCTTGGTCACGGCCTCCTGCATCTCCCGCTCTTCCGTGTTGAGAGACAGCAGCTCGTTCTCCTCGCGGATCGCGCGCAGCACCGCGGCGCGCGGATCAAGTTCGTCCCGCCGGCTCTCGGTCAGCTCCTCACGGATTTCCGCCGCGCGCTCGGCCGTAACAAGACCGAACTGCATCGCGTCGGTCAGTATCTTCTCCCCCTCCGCCAGCTCACGTTGGGCGGCGATGATCGGGTAGAGGCTGTTCTCCAGCTTCTCGAAAGCCTTGGTCGCGTCGTCAAGCGCCTTGGCGTTGACCTGCGGTCCACCGCCCCCGGTGATGTCCTCGAACGCTTCGGCGATGCGCCGCGCTTCCGCAGCCTCGGTCGTGGCGGCGTCGAAAACTCCGACCACCTCATCCAGAAACGCACGGGTCTCAGCCTCAGCGCTCGCGATGCCGTCAGTGAAGGCCGTTCCGATCGAGTCGCCGGTGGATTGGAAGGCGTTGGCGAGCTGAGGGAGCTGCACCTCCTGAACGTCGAACAACCCGCTCGCATTGAGCACGCGGACGATCTCGTTGATCCCAAACTGGATCAGCCGGACGCTGGCGTTCAAGGCCTCCGTCATCAGGAAGCCCAACGTGTCCGGGAGGTTCTCGAACGACGCCACGATCGCGTTCTTCGTACCGCGCCAAAGGCCGGCCAGTTTCACCACGACTTCGCCGGTGAAGCGCAGGAAAGAGACGAAGGCGGCCTTGAGCCCCTCGATCCCCTTGGGGATGTCCGTTCCGAACTTCGCGGCGATGCCGCTGATCGCATCGCCGAGCTTGGTGAAGGCGGTGTCCGCCACGAAGCTTGCCGCCGCGGCGACGCCGGAGAGCTGGTCCCGGAGGGTGCGGCTCTCGTCGCCGGCCGTGGACAGGTCGTCCTCGACGGTCACGATCTTGTCCGAGAAGAAGATCAGCGACGACGCCGCGGCGATCGCGACCGTGGCGATCAGCGCGAGCGGGTTGCGCAGCAGGGACAGTGTGAAGGCGTTGACGGCCGTGGTTGCCTGCTTCAATGCACGGGCAGCGAAGATCGAACCGACGGCGGTCGCCGCGGTGAGCGCCGCGCGCGCCACGATGTCGAAGTTCTCCCCCAGGAAGATGAGGAGCTGCGCGAACGGCTGAACCAGCGTTCGCTCTTCCCGGAACAGCCGCACGATCGAGTTCTGGAGGATGACGAAGCCCTCCGAGATGGTCGGGACGGTCTTCTTGAACTCCGCGTCGAGGGTATCGAGCTGGCTCTCGATCGCGAGAACCACCCGCTCTGCGGACAGCTCCCCCTCCTCACCCAGGCGGCGCAGGTCGCCGTAGAGGACCTGCACGCCCTCACCGAGGGCCTGGGTCTCGGTCAAGCCCGCAGCGATGGCCTTGCCCAGGCGGGGGGCCTGTTCCAAGACCGATCGGAGTTCGTCGCCGCGGAGGGCGCCGGCCGCCAAGCCCTGGCTGAACTGGACGATCGCGGCGTTGGTCTCATCGGCCGTGTTGCCGAAGATTTTGAACGACTGGTTCACGCCGCGAGTAATCGCCAGCAGCCGCTCTTGGCTGAGCCCGAGCTGGTCCGTTGAACGGGCCACCCGGAAGTAGAGCTGCGACGTGGCCTCGATCGAGGATCGCGTCTCCTGCGCCACATCGAACTGGCGCTCGAACGTGAGGTTCTGCTGCTCCGTGCTGTCGGAGAGCTGCTTCAGCCGGTTGCTGAGCCGAATGGCCTCGTCGCCGAAACGCTGAAAGGCCTGGAAGGATAGGACGCCGGCAAGACCGATGAACGCCGTCTTCAGGAAGTTGATGTCGCCCGACGTGCGGCGCGCGGCTTGGCCCATGCCCGCGAGTTGGCTGCGAACCTTGTTCCCGTCGACTACGCGGAAGCGAATTTCGACTTGTTCGGCCAATTACTTACGGGGTCCTGCTACTTCTCCTCGATTTGAACCAACGGGTGTCTTTCACTATCTTCCTGGCGACGGCAGCCGCCGCCTCAATGAACCGTGAACCCTGAGCGCTGAGGGTTCCTGCGTTCAGCCCATCAAGATACGGGACGTTGTTGGTGAAGAACAAGCTTCGCCCATTCATGGGGACCCACTTGTCGATCGCCTCGTTGTGCTGGGCTCGCGTGGGGTTCGCGTTGCGACGTTCCTTGATGCCGAGCTTCGAGCCCGGCACGTAGGGCGGGTAGATGCCTGAGCTGGGTTTTCCGACCGTGACCCGGTGGTTCGAGCGGGCCTTGCCCGTGTCGACCGGCGTCCCGTTGACGATGGTGACGCTCGCGCGGCGCGCAGCGAGCCGGCCGGTGTCGTTCACGTTGGCGGAGAAGTCGTCCGCCATCTTGTCGATGCGATCAGCTAGTCCGTTGAGGGTTAGTGCCATTCGTAGGCGCCGGCTGGGTTTTTCCTTTGTTCTGGAAGTGCTCCACCAGCGCATTATCCATGCAACGGATCATGTACTGCAACACGTCGTAGTCCTCGCCCTGGTACTCATACTCTTTCGCGTAGGCGTTGATGGCCGACCACGGGATGACCGGCACCCCGCCCATCGACGGGGGCCGATCCGTGTTCAGCTCCAGGAATGCCTCGTAGTAGTGGACGAGCCAGGGTTGCAGCTCAGGGGAGTTCTCGATGAAGTCCGGCAGCTTGCCGAACTGCTTCATCGAGCGCTCCGCCATGCCGAGAACGTCCTCCCCTCCGTGTTGGACTTGGAAGAGGAGAACGTCGACTAGTTTTTTGCGTCGTCCTCGTTCTCCTCGACGAGATAGTTCTTCGAGCTGGACGCCACGGCGTTGAGGTTGCCGAACAGCTCGGAGAGGTCTTCGTCGAGGAGGAGCTTCAGGATATTCTCCTTGGAGGCTTCCACCTCTTCGCCGGCCTTGTTCACGAGGCCCGGACGCCACTTCTTCGTGCCGTTGTCGTCGTAGCCGTCGTGGACGAACCAGCCCTTGATGACGGTCTCGACGAAGGTCTCGATCAGCAGGCGCCGGCCGACCTTCGAGTCCATCAGGTCGAGGTCGATCTTCCGCTTGTTGGTCTTGTAGATTTTCTCCATCGCGCGCGTGTAGGCCTGATTGCGGCCACCGGCGCGAGCCAGCAGAACGGCGAAGTCGCCTTCGTCGGAGAGGATGCCGTTCTGTTCGAGTTCCTTGTCGGTGGTGAATGAGCGGTACGGGTTCGCCATGGTGTCTCCTTGCGGCGGGGTGAGTTCACCCTGACATGGCACGGCCCCGCTCGAATAGTCAAGCGGGGCCGGCCGGAAAGGGTGTGGCCCGCGTCCCGCGGCGCCGCGGGGAAAGGAGACAAACCCGCCGGTCACCGCCATGGGGCGAGGGAGCGAGCCACCCCCTATGGTTAACAGTCGCGCAGGCCTACCGCAAGGCTAGTTGACCTCGCGCTTTTTGATGAGCTTCCCCGTCTCATCGTACAGCTCGAATCGCACGGGGCGCTCGCGCACAGAAGGGTAGACGAAGGGAAAGATGAGCGCCGCCCAGGCGGGCCGGAACTCCTTCTTCATGTATGTATCCCAGCGGGTCGCAAGACGCCGCTTCGCAACGATCGTGTGCTTCATGGGGGGTTGTCCCTCAAACGCGATTAGGGCCCGGCGTTTGCCGGGCCCCACGCAGGTCGGTCATCGTTCTCCGCCCGATACTATTTACAGACCATCGCGCCTCGGGCTTAGCGGGCTCACTGCTACGGCCGCCGGACTTCTCCCTGCCAGACATCAAGGCCACCGGATCGACTTCCCCTCCGGTCGGGGGCCGCGGTGCTGGAAATCCGCAGCCTAGCCTTCGGGGCATTCAGTCTTCGACACTGATCCCGCCGCGTGACATCGGCGAGGGCCGTCCGATTCCCATAACAAAAGCCCCGCGGTGTGTCAACCGCGGGGCTTCAGGGGTCGCAATGCGGCCGAGCGCTATTCGTTGGCCGGGGGCTCCGAGACGGGATAGGACGCGCGAAGGTCCTTGAGCCAGTCGGTGAGGCCCTTCAGGACCGGGCCCGTGCTGACAACACGCAGCACGCCGAAGAGAACGGCCGACGCGAGCGCGGCGTCAGCAGCCGACAGATTGGCCGGCAGAAGCGAGACGATATCGAACTTTTCGAGCGCGGCGACGCCTCCGAGAACGAAGACGGCGAGAAGGGTCTTGCCGCCCGAAACGACGAGTGAAACGACGAGTGAAACGAGCCGATCCATATGTGATTTCCTGCTGCGGGGAGGTGGGAAGGAATGACCCACCGTACCGATCTGGTACGGTGGGCGCAAGTGATGCAGACAGGCCGCGAACGCTTAGCCAGCGGCGTCCGGCAGGTAGGCGAAGTGCATCGCCTGGAGGGTCGTGTGCAGGGTCGGGTGCTCGGCGCCGTCGGCGGACACCGGGATCGTCACCTTCTGGTCCTTCTCGACCGCCAGCCGGCCCTCGCCGAGCGCGACGAGCGGGATGTCCCAGACCCAGCCGGCGTTGTCCTTCACGAGCGCGAAGTCGAACGTCACATCCTCACTCTCGCGGATCGCCGTCAGGGCGGCCACATCCGAGAAGTACGCGGTGATCGAGCCTTGGCCCACGAAGTCGCCGATGTTGGCGTCGAACGCTCCGAAGACCGCGAGGGCCTTCGCCGGGGTCACGTTGTTGTTGATCGTCAGCGTCATTTCGCTGAGGAACGCGAACAGGGGGGTCGTCTCGCCGATGATGATCGTCCGAATGCGGGCGAAGTCGCTCGACGTGTTGAAGAAGTTCGCGTCGGTGTCGATCGCCGGGAAGACACCGGCTTTGCGGGTCTCGCGCGGCTCGTCGTCCATCGCCACCCAGGCGAGGTCGACGTTCAGCTTGTCCGCCTGGGCGAAGTTCATCGTCAGCGTGTTGGCGAAGCAGCCCTTCTCGTACTGGTAGCCAGCCGTGGACAGCGAGCGCTCCGCTTGGAACGTCCGGATCACGATGTCGGCCGGGTTCGGCTCGTTCCGGATCATGTCCGGGAAGAAGATCGCGATCGTCTCGGTCATCAGGGCGCCCGACGCAGACATCGTGTTCTGGGTCTTGTCGAACGTGATCTGGGTGGCCGAGATCGCCGCGATGCGCGCGAAGCCGTTGTTGCCGGCCGCTGCGAACGAGGTATCGGCCTCGTCGCCGCCGATGTAGACCCACTGGCCGGGGACAAGGCCCCAGGTCGTGAAGTTCGGGCCGCTGTCGGAAACGAGCGCCGGGAGCGAGCCCGCGACGCTGATTTCCAGGACGCCCGCGGCGCCGCGGTAGCCGACGCGCTTCAGCGAAGCGCCGGCCGGAGCCACCTCGTTCACGAGGGCCGGAGCCGCGGCGGTCGCCAGGGCGTTGACCTGAAGAGTGCCGGCGCCTTCGCCGGTCACATAGAACAGGCCGTTGTTGGCCGCTTCGAGGAAGCCCGAGGCGAGGATGATGTCGCCGGTCGCGAAAACGTCGTCGATGCCCACACCGTCGAAGTCGTCGTCGGCCGCGACCGCTTGGAGCGACGGGTCGCGGTACTCGGCAGTGGCCGCTTTCCGCCAGTTGGCGAAGAAGAACGCCGGCAGGACCCGGTTGAGGTTGTTCTGGGTGAAGTCGAGCTGGAACGCCGCCGCGGCGTCGAGGTCCGTCGGGCGGCCCTTCTTACGCTGCCGGCCGGCGGTGATCGGCGCGCGCGCGACGGTCGTGACCTGACCGCCGAAGTCGCCATAGCTGTTCGGCTCGTACTCGTAGAAGACCGCAGCGTTCTCGGCCGACAGGACCGGCAGAACGATGGTGAGGTCGTCGGCGTCCGTCTGGTCGTCCGTGATCGTCGCATCCATCCCGGACAGGAGGTAGTCTCCGTTGTATACCCAGAACTCGACGGTGGCGTCACCGAGGGTCTCGGAGCCGGGGATGAGAAGGGTGTTGGTGCCGGCGGTGTAGGTCGTGCCCGCGCCGATGTCCACGACGATCAACGCCGCAAGCGCGGCGCCCACGTCGTCGATGCTTTCGTCCGCCGCGGCCGTGTAGCTGTAGGTGTCGACCGCGCCAGCTTGCGCCGCGGCGCCGCTGACCCGCAGGACAAAGGTCAAGCCCTGCGCGAGATCGTTCTCGCCCGGCAGGACCTTGGGAGCGCCGAGGACTTCTTCAGCGAGACGGAGGCCGGTGAAGTTGCTGTTGATCGTCATCTAGGTCACTATCTCCTGGTACGAGAAGTCAGCAAGGACGCTGACAGCGAAGTCCTTCTTCGGCTTGGCGCCTTCACCCTCTTCCGGAGCCCGGACGTTGGAGAAGACGATGCCTACGCCATCGCCAGCCGCACGGCGGCCCTCGAATGCGCTCTTGCACACGTTAACCAATTGGTCGGCCACATTCAAGCCCGTGCCGGGGGGCACGCGGATGTCGATGATGACCAAGCCTTGGCGCTCGAACAGCTTCCGGCCGCCGTCGGCCATCGCGAGCTGTTCGCCGTCGTTGAAATGGCGGATGTAGACCCGCAGCCAAGGGTAATCGCTCGGCGGGTCCGTGTCCGGGGTGTTGTTGTCGTAGAAGACCTGCGGCTCGATCTCCAGCTCTTCGCCTTCGGCGTCGAGCACGCCTGCCCAGCCGAGGGTCTCGTCGTCCCAGCGGGCCTTGAACGTGGCGTACATGTACTCGCGCGCTTCGCTACGGGTGTACGACCGGAAGATGTGGGCCATTATTTCCTCACCTGGATCGTGTAGAGAACCTGCTGCTCGCCCGGAGTCAGGTTCTCGTAGTTGATGACCCGCCAGACGACGCCTTCGCCGTCCTCGATCGTGTCCTTCATCGTGGGCTCAACGTTGGCAAGGTCCATCGCCGAGATCAGGACTTCCTTGTCTCCCACTCGGATCGAGGTCCCGTCGATCTTGCGGCTGATGTAGTTGAGGAAGACCGCCTTGACCTCGACAACCTCAACATCCTCCGGGCCGGGGTTCCAGGGCTTGTCCGCATCGGCGGGCGTGCCGACGGCGCGCCGCTGATAGTTGCAGAGCCGGCCCTTCTTACCGATGAGCTTGGTCGCGAGCGCCCGAGCACTGTCGTATTCGGCCATGTCCTAGCTCCGCTTGAAGCTGGACCCCCGGCGGACAAGCCCGCGGACGGTCAGGAACCGATCGGCCGTCGGGTAGATGGGCATGGTCCACGCCGCGCCCGCCCGGTACTCGACCGATTGCTCAATGGGGCCGACGCGCTCGGAGCGCGCCTGCACGGCCTGCCCGTAGTCGTCGCGCGCCGGCGCAGGGTTCAAGTCCGCGGTGAGCGCGATGCGCGCGTACTCGGAGGTGGCGTCCTTGACCTCCTGGGGGATGCCGTTGACGTAGTTGTTGTCCGCGTCGTAGGCATCCATGCGCGGCCATTCGGTGCGCTGGGTGCGCTGAAGTCGTTCCCCCACATAGGAGAAGCGCGTGTTCAGGTGGTCGGTGGCCTTGACGATCGCGACCTGCCGGGCGGCGTCGTTGTAGGCGCCGATGTCCCAGCCGCGATCGGCGGCATAGGTGGCGAACTCCGCCAGGGTGATGAGGGCGTTCGCGCCAGCGACCGAGCCGCTGTCGTTTTGGACGAGGAACGCCATCGGGTGTCCTTACTGGCCGGTGACGCCGTTGCCCTTGATCGGGCCAAGCTTGGCGTTGATCCCGCCGATCGGCGAGGGCTTGCGGCTCGCGCCGGTGGACAGGCGCTTGTGGCCGGGGCCAGAGCGGTCCTTGGCGGACAGAGCTTTGTGGCGTTGGGCGCTTTCAATGAGACGCATGGGGCCGTGTTCCTGCTGGTTGAACTCGGCGTTAACTATACGGGTGACCCTCGAATAAGACAAGGGCGGCATGGCCGCCCTCGCTTAGAAGAGGATCACCCCCTTTCGCGCTGCCTTGGGACTACACGAGGTCGGCGTCGTCGCCTAGAACCTCTTCAGCAGGACCTTGCTGGACCGACCCAGCCGAGGCGCCCTGTCCGTCGTCGCCGGCAGCTCGTACCCCCGCGTCCGCGGCTTCAGCTCCAGCATTTCGTCCGCGCCGAGCTGTGGACCCTGCGGCAGACCGCCCACCCTTTGGAACGTTGCGATCCACCGGCGGAACGGGGGGCGGGCTCGGGGCGGGAGTTGCATCGGCCTTCTTCTCCAGTGCTTCGACTTCCGCTGGCGACAGGAGCCGGGCGCCCCAGCGCTTCACGAAGGATTCGGTCGAGGCGACCTGATTGGCCGCGAGGTAGATCGTGAGCTTGCCGTTCACGAACTTGTAGTTCCCGACCATCATGGTCTTGCCCTTGTTGGGCCCTTCCAAGAGGAAGATATGCTTGTTGACCTTCACGACGACGCCTCCTTGCAGTTCGACTTTGGTGTTCATGTCTGAGCCCATGCTTTAGTTGACAGTAGCGGATTAGCGCCGGCTGAGCAACTGCGGCACGTCGCCGGCTGCGCCGGCCACCGCAGCGGCGTTCCCGAGCGCGAGGACCGGGAACACGAGGTCATCGGTCGGATCGCCCTCGTGGGTGGTGAAGAAAGGGTTCAGCCCAGCGACCACGATGCCATCGACCCGAACCTCGAAGGAGATCGTGGCGTCCCCGATCTCCAGGTTCGCACCGGGCACCACGACCACTTTGCCGCCGTCGTCATAGACGACATCGCCGGCTGTGCCGTCCGCTGACGCCAGGAGCGCCGCGGCGATCGCGTCACCGAAGTCGTCCTGCACGCCCGCCACGAGATCGAACTCGACATCGGCCTCGATCGTCGCCGGGATCGGGGAGCCGTCCTGCGCCGCGCCGCCGGTGATTTCGACGTGAAAGGTGCAGGGGACCGCACGCACAGGCTGGCCGTAGTTGGGGAAGGTGAGCGTGCGGTCGGTCGAAGCCGAGGACGCCGCGCTGACCGTGGGCGCAAGGCCGGGGATCACCACGCCATTGACGCGGAACTCCGCGACGATGACCGCATCGCCGATCGCCACGTCGGCGCCCTCCAGGGTGATGACGCGAGTGTCGGCGTTGTAGAGCACGGTGTCCGCGTCGCCACCGAAGGCCGCGAGAAAGGCCGCATCGAAGGCCGTGACAATCTCCGCGAGCGTGTCGTCGTCCGAGGTGATGGGCACCTCGATCTCGACATCCTCCAGGATCGTGACACCCTGCGCCGCGGCATCGCTGATCTTGACGTAGAAGGAGCCGACGCCAGCAAGCGAAGCCAAGGTGACCGGGGAGACCTCGCTCACATCCGCCACGTCGAAGAAAACCGAGGGCGTCAGCGGGAATTGCGACTTCGCGAATTCGCGAGCCGCCGAGGCTGACGGGGCCTGAACGACCACCTTCTCCGCCGCCGCTTCGCGCTGAGCGCCCTGCTGGTCGGCCTGCATCGTGATCGTGTAGACGGGCATGGTGTCATCCGGCCTTGTGTTGCAATCCCCGACAGCCTACAACGCACCAGGGTCACAAACAAGGGAGCCCTCATGAAGATCGCCGTTTACTCGCCGATGAAGAACGAGGCGGAGAACATGGCTGCCTGGGCCATGACGGCGGCCGACGCCGACTACCGCGTGATCGCGGACATGGGCGGCAACGGCTCCCCGCCGATCGGCGTCACCCATTGGGCCCAGACCTACATCGAGCCCTTCCGCTTCGACCTCGGACACAACGTCGCACTTGCGCTGGTCCCCGAGGACGCCGACCTCTGCATTCCCCTCCATGGCGACGAGCGGCTCACCGGCGGCTGGCGAAAGCGGATCGAGGCCGCTTGGCACGAGCGGGCTTCCCGGCTCCGCTACCACTACCAGTTCCAGCCAGGGTGGACGATCATGACTGATCGCGCCCACGCACGCGCCGGCTACCACTGGCGGCACTGCGATCACGAGGCGGTCTACCCCTACTTCGACCGCAAGGATTTCTTTGCTGTAGTCCACGGCAAGGAGCCGCTGATCGTGCAGACCCAGGATCAGAACAAGGACCGGAGCAAAATCCTCGATCGGTTGAAGTGGGCCAAGGTCGAGGACCCGAACTCCGCCCGCGTCGCCTTTTACTTGGGCCGAGAGTTCTACTTCCAGGGCCAGATGGTTCACGCGATCGCCGAGCTTCAGCGCTACTACACGCTGCCGGGCCAGTGGCCGGGCGAGCAAGGCGACGTGGCGCACTACCTCTCCGAGGCCTATAAGGCTCTGTCTAAGGGCCTACCGGGAACGACTCGGCCGGCGGGGCGTAGTTAGAGCCAGCGTAGCGCGCGGCCTTGGTGATCCGGCACTCCTGGATGTAGCTGCGGCCGTAGAAGCCAAACGCCGAGTCCACGCCGCCAAAGACAATGCGCTTCGTGGCGTCGTCGTGGAACACGTCGGCGTCGGTCGTCGTGGCGACGAGTTCTCCGTCGATGTGGTGATAGACGCTCGTGCCGACCTTCGTCAGCGAGACGAAGTGCCATGCGTTCAGCGTGAAGAGCTGCGAGCCGTTCGGTGGGACCTGGGGGCCCACAACCCAGCGGTTGCCCGACGTACTGGTCCAGTAGATGTTGAAGTAATTCGCCGTCGTGTCGCACATCCACATGCAGCGCGTTCCGCTGCTGTAGGTCCCGATGGCGATGATCGGCGTGTTCGAGGACGCTATACTCCAGACCCACATCTCGATCGTCCATTCGCCAGTATACCCGGCCAGCTCCGAGCCGATCTCCGTCGCCGCGAACCGGATGTTCGACACTGTGTCAAAGAGCCCGGAGGTACCCCCGAACTTGGACTGCACATTCGAGTAGACCGCGGCCGGCGACGAATAGGCGAACGTAGGGTGATAGCCGCTCAGGTCCACCAGATCATTCACGTCCGCGCCGTGCGTGCCGTTCAGCTTCACCAGGAACCGAACGTCGCTCCAGAACGGGTCTCCGGAGGAGATCAATTGGGCCGATTGGCTCGCGGCGGCCTTGAAGATCGGCCGCATTAGCCGGCGTCCCCGACGTAGCCGCCGACGGAATATTCATCCGTCGCCGTGCAGACCAGATAGGCCATGCGTTGCTGGCCGTCGTAGGCTGCCGCCACCATGGAAACGGTTCCAGTCGAGAAAGTGTTGACGGTCGTGCCCGTATCCCCCTCGAAGTCGACCACCGCATCCGGATCGGTGACGATGAAGCCGATCTCGTCACCGGGCAGGAGGTTGTCGATCGTGACCGTGATCGTTCCGCTGTTGGTCAGCACGAAGGTCTTGTTGCGATCGGCCAGCGCGATCGCGAGTGAGGTCCCGCTGACGATCTCGACGATGGGGGCAGTCTGGAACAGGATGTCCCAATCGGAGGGCGAGGTCGACGGCACGTCGCCGGTCGTGCTCCCGAGCGCGACGTAGGCCGTGCCCTGGTAGTAGACCGCATCGTCGGCGACGTATGCCGTGCTCACATCCCAGGTGCCTTGCCAGACGACGCCGATGCCGCTTGCGCCGGTGGGGCCCGTCGGCCCGGTGGAGCCCGTCGGCCCGGTCGCGCCGGTCGCGCCGGTCGCGCCGCGCTGCACCATGAGGTCCCAATCGTCCGGGTTCGTGTCCGGCGGCTGGTTCGTGTGCGTCTGAAGGCAGATGTAGGCCTGCCCGTTGAAGAACACGGCGTCCATCGGCTGGTACTCCGTGCCGATGTCCCAGAGGCCTTCCCACACGAAGCTGTCGCCCTGCGGGCCCGTCGGCCCGGTGGGGCCTGTGTTGCCCTGCGGCCCCGGCACGCCGCCGGGAACCCAGCCGAACTCCGGCGTCCATGTAAGCGTGTCGCCTGCGATGATCGGGCCTTCCCAGAGGAGGTACTCCGCCCCGTCGTCATCGTAGATCACGGCGATGTCGTGCTGCACCGTGTCCGAGTTCCGTATGTTGATGTACTTGCACTGCTTCTGGATCGAAGCGCCGGGAGCGTCGAGAATGTCGAGATCGCCGGCGCCGTCGGCGGAGCTGAGCTGAGAGCCCGGCACGAAGGCGCTCGCCGCCGCGGACATCGACGCGAAGTTGACGACGACCGGAAGCTCGTTCGTGGTGATGGGGTCCGCGAGGCGGACGACGAGCTTGCGGTCTACGGTGTCAAGGAACATCCCTAAATGCCTACAGAGGTCAGGATCATCACGATCGCAAAGTCGGTTCCACCACTGCCTTCTCCCGACTCCGCCAACAGGTCCCACGAAGACGGGTTCACGTTGGGCGGCTCGTTCGAGTTCGGAGCGATGGCGATGTAGCTCGACCCGTCGTAGCTTACGCCATCATTGACCACGTAGGAAGCACCACTATCCCAAGCGCCCTGCCACGTCAAACCGATGGGCCCGGTGGGACCAGTCGGCCCGGTGGGCCCGGTGGGCCCGGGGGGCCCGGTCGGCCCGGTGGGGCCGATGTCGCCCTTCGCGGCGATCTGCATCCACTCGGTCGGGTTGTCGTCCGGCTCCAGGTTGACGTTCCCATCGACCAGGGAGACGTAGCTGCCGCCCTGCCACGACACCACGTCGCCCTCGTCATAAGTCGGAATGGCTTCCCACTCACCCTCAGGGTCGAAACCAATGCCGGGAATGCCGTTGCTCCCGTCGGCGCCCGTCGGCCCGGTGGGGCCAGTCGGCCCGGTGGGGCCAGTCGGCCCGGTGGGACCAGTGGGGCCCGTCGGGCCAGTCGGCCCAACGTCGGAGATCAGCATCCAGTAGAGCGGCGCCGTGCCGGGCTCTTCGTTCAAGTTCGAGTCCTGGAGCGACGCCCACGCGCGGCCGTTCCAGCTCACGAGATCGCCGATGGCGTAGGTCACCTCGTCGTCCCACTCGCCTTGCGGGAAGAGCCCCTCGCCCGGATCGCCCTGTGGGCCCGTCGGCCCGGTGGGGCCGACCTCGCCCTCCGCGGCGACGAGCATCCAGAAGGCCGGCGACACGTCGGGCTCGTGGTTGATGTTCACATCGACGAGCGAGGCATAGGACGAGCCCTCGTAGGACACGGCGTCGCCTTCGTCGTAGCTCGTGCCATCATCCCACTCACCCACGGGATCGAAGCCCACGCCGGGCAGTCCGTCGGCGCCGGTCGGCCCTGTGGGGCCCGTCGGCCCTGTGGGGCCCGTCGGCCCTGTGGGGCCGCGGTCGGCGATGAGCTGCCACCACGCCGGCTCAAGGTCCGGCTGTTGGTTGACGTTGCCGTCCTGGATAGAGACCCACGAGCGCCCCTGCCACGACACGAGGTCGCCGTAGTCGTAGGTCGGAATGGCCTCCCATTCCCCCTCCGGCAAAAGGCCAGGACCCGGCGCGCCGGTGGGCCCGGTGGGCCCGGTCGGGCCGGTGGGCCCGGTGGGTCCAGTCTCCCCCGTGTCGCCTTTGGCCGCGACCAACTCCCAGAACTCCGTGTTCGGCGGGGGCTCGTCGGTGTTGGTCAGGATGCAGAGATAGCTCGATCCCTCATGCTCAACGACATAGGTCTCGACGTACTGGACGCCTCCAACCCACGGGCCGACCCAGATCATGCCTGGGTCCCCGGTGGGCCCCTGCTGGCCGGCCGAGGCGAATAGCGACCACTCAATCGGGGATGAGTTCGGTGGGTCGTTCGTCGTGTCTCCAAGCGCGACCCAGGCCGAGCCCTCGTAGTGAACGAGGTTGCCTTCTTCGTATGGGGTCGACGAGGACCACGCCCCGAGCCAAATGAAGTCGCCGCTGCCGCCGGCGCCGCCGCCGATGAACGGGACCCAGACCTTGCTCGGGCTGATTTGCTGGAGGATGAAGAGCTGCGACGACACCCCGTCGTTCACACTGACCATCATCCCGATCTTGAGCCTCGCCGTCGGGATGGCGTCGCGCTCGGTG